GGCCATATATCAAGGCGACTTCATCGGATATGGCGGGGAGAGTGAGTATACCCCAAACACCCTGACGTATCATTTTAAAGACGTTATCACGGCCAATATTTTGGTGGCACCCCATACCGTACACGTTGGAGACTGGAACCACAGTATTAGAGATACTGCACCAGTACCGCTGAAACAGGGCCAGCTTGAGTCTACTTTATATTGTCACTTCGTGCAACCCAGAGCCTATAGTTGGAATGGGTTTGATTATTGGGATGATGAAGATGGCCTTTGCCGGTTCAATCTACTTGAAAAAGCAAACTTTGCCCGACAGATGGCAACGATGGTTGACTTTGCAACACCCAAAGAAGCAGCAAAACTTAAAAAGGTCATCAACGGTTACGTTAAAAAGCAGATTGACTTTGAGCCTGAATGGTTCGGAATCAAAGAGCGTAACCTTATGAGACTTTGGAAGTTGGTTTATGAAATGAAGTTGGAAATGTTGGCCGACTGTCGCCACGACTCAAAACTTATGAAGACTTCATTTCAAGATGAACTCACAGACAGTGAGGGCTATGTCTTTGATAATGGGTTTGGCACTTACAAGCTGGTGGATCGTAATTATTTCAGTCTTGTAAACTTTATTGCCCATCAGAACTGATCAGTTATAATAAAGGAGTAAAGCAATTCCCCTCTTATTATGAATCAGAAACCTTACACTACTGAAGAGTTCAACAAACAGGCAAAGCAACTCTTGGACTTAATCGCAAAGTGTGAAGAGTTAGAAAACAAGCCCAAATCTGGAGTTGATAAGTTCTTTAATGAGCACTTTCAGATCATAGACTGTAGGTAAACTTTTATTACAGATGCTCGCAATCCGTGGGCATCTGTTTTATAATAGTAGTATAACAAACAATCATTCCCCGATTATTATGAACAAAGCAGAAGCAATCGCTAATAGAATTAAATCAAACGACAACTTTGAGAACGTGGCATATGTATGTTGCGACTGGGAGGAGTTCGTTTTTGAAGTTGCAGAGTGGGGAGTAGACCACATTGCAACAGTTGACTTTGACGACCTAACAGATGAGGACATCTCATTCTTAGATGAGTTCATCGCCTCTTTCGGTTGCTCTCCAAGTCAACCGCACCCTTGCTCAAAGTACGCAGACCCCCAGTTTGCGTAATGAGTATTCATACATTCCCTTTCTTATTCACATTATTCCCCTTTTTATTATTATGTTTAACTATACAATCGAAGTTCCAAATACAAACATCAGAGAGGAGAGATCTTCTTTAGATGAGTGTTGGGATATCTGTTATAACATGGCACAGCAATTCGGATATGCCGAAGTTGTTTTCTATGCACTGAATGGTAACAGAGTGGTGCAGGGTTCTTACAGCGATCAGGACTAACACCCGTTCGTTCGTGGGATCAGCAGTCGGGGGTCGCCCCCCCGCCCCCGTTATAAAAATGCGTGACACCCCTAGTCTACAAAGTGTTACGATTGCGACACAAATATCACACGCACTCAAAATTTTTTTTCGCTATATAAAAACGATGACAGGTTTTCATTATATGCAAAAAAATTCCGGTGGCCAAATTACATCTATAGAGATCAGCAACATATCTGGTGAATATTGTGCTATAATACCGGAGTGGATTATCAATGAAATGGGTTGGTATGAAGATACGAAACTCAGTTGGAAAATTGATGATGGCAATGTAATCATTACCGAAGAAGACGAATGACCTCAAAAACTTATCACATCTATTTGGAAGACAAGTGCTTGTTTAAGAATTTGAATGAAAGTGAGTTTGATATAATATGGGGAAGATTATACAGATCATACTGGAATGGGGATATAACATACTCCGTAATTACGGATACCACGAAAGAAATGGCAAATACATACGAAGAAAGTTCTTATTGACATCGCCTAGATATTGATGTAGAATATAATTATGTAATGAATTAATTATGGCCAAAGGATTTAAGGTGAAAGCCAAAACCCCAGTAAAGAAAGAACCCGAATGGGACTATGAGTTAGCGAAGCAATTAATAAAAGGAAAGAAGATCGTTTTTTGTTTGCCGGGTAGAGGTGTTTCCTACACTTACCTTAAGAACTTTGTACAACTTTGTTTTGATATTGTACAGAATGGTGGAGGTATTCAGATATCTCAGGATTATTCTTCGATGGTAAATTTCGCCCGTTGTAAATGTTTGGGTGCAAATGTTCTCCGAGGGCCTAATCAATTACCTTGGGATGGTAAGTTAGAATACGATTGGCAATTATGGATTGATTCTGATATCGTTTTTAGTACAGAGAAGTTCTGGCAGTTAATCTTAAATTCAACTCCAAAAGATGCAATTACATATCAGGATGTGATTCAACCTTTAAGAAATGAGAAAGGTGAACCAATACTTGATGAAGAAGGAAAAGAGAGAACCACTGTAGTTGGTCAACAACTTGTAATTGATGAAAGTAAGCAAAGACCTATCGTATCAGGTTGGTATTGTACTGAAGATGGTCGTACTACATCAGTTGCACATTGGTTAGATGAAGAGGACTTCTCAAACAATGGTGGTGTGATGAATCATGAAACACTCGATAGTATACAGAAGCGTACCAAACCTTTCACTGTGGACTATGCAGGTTTCGGTTGGTTATTAATACAGAAGGGTGTATTTGAAGACTTTGATGAAAATGGTAAGAAAAAGATCGAGTATCCTTGGTTTGCTCCGAAGATGCAGGTCTTTGAGTCAGGTACTGTACAGGATATGTGTGGCGAAGATGTCTCGTTCTGTCTCGATGCCAAAGAGGCTGGATTTGAGATATGGTGTGATCCACGTATTCGTGTAGGTCATGAAAAGACGAGGATTATTTAATGATTGCAATCATCTCAATCTTGTTGATCATGGCAATATTGTACGTATTATTAAGGTACTATGATCCGCATGCATAGAACTAAGTACACGATACTTAAGAATGGAGAGGAAGTATTCTCAGGTCTATCAGAACGTGAATACTTTGATCGAATGCAGGACTATGCAGTCGAATTTTACCTCACAGGGAAGAACGACCCCAGTGAATTTACTACTAAAATGATAGAGGAGGAACCAGATTAATGGCAAAAACGTTTAGTATGGGTGTAAATATTGAAAGTCGCCCGAAAAAAACTCGACAAGGAACCGGAAAACACTCGAAATACGCGGCTACCTCGCGTAACTCGGCTCGTAAAAGACCAAGGGGGCAAGGAAAATAGATGGCCTGTCTGATTGCGAATTTACCTTCTTATGAAGTATGGGTGAGAAAGGAGTATTTGACCGACCACAAGAGTGGTCATGGCGAATTTGTAAAAGGAGTATGGGTATCCGCGAAGTCAATACCCGGTAGAGCATTCTATTTTGAGACATATTTGCCCGAATATGCTGCAATGTTCGATAAATTACCGATTTCTGCGTTTACAACCGACCCAGAACTACCAAAACCAGACATGACACTGCATAATTTGCAGTTTTGGAACTGTATGGACTATGGTGTGGTCGCTGTTCAGAAGCAATTTATCGGTTCAATGCACTATGAAGTGATGACAAGGGACTATGGAACGCAAACTGGCACATATATTTGTACTTTAGACAATTATCATCAGGATGTTGACTCAATTGACTACTCAACAAGTGAACAGCCTGCCGAACATAAGTCTCATAACCTCTTAGAACTCGATAATGGACAGTTTTGTCTCTATCCAAACAACAGAATGAGGATATTTGACAACAGTATCACTCCTGAGACACCTAAGAATCCTGATTTTAAGGTTTCAACAGTGTATTATCAGGTGGAGAACGGTCATGATCGTGATGGATTGGGTTCAGAAGAGAATTATTTCTGGAAAACAGCAAAAGAACGCAAAGAAAACCCAGAATTGGGATAAATATTATTTTTTGAGGCAAAAAATGGTTGTAAAAGTTGATAAAAGTGAAGAATTTGTCAAAAGTGGCAAAAAATTGATAAGCGAATACCCTGTGATTCGTGTAAAACCATCAAAATTGAAAAAATAAGATGAAAAATGCTCATATGGGCACACATTTACTTGTTGAAGTGTATAATGTACCTTTTGATAAGTTAAATGATGCAAAGATGATTGAACAAGTATGTGTTGATGCTTGTAAAATTGAAGGTGTTAAGGTTCTTAACACATATACGCATCAATTTGAACCTCAAGGAGTGACTTGTAACTTAACTTTGGGTGAAAGTCACCTTTCTTGCCATACTTGGCCTGAAAAAGGGTGTGTTGCCTTCGATATTTTCACTTGTGGAGCAAAAAATCCACGTTGTGTAGCATGGTGGATACTAGAATATTTCGATACAGACGATTATGTGATGAAAGATTATCCGAGATAGGTATAAATAATAAAAAAACTCTGTTAAATGGCAGTAAAACGTATATCAAGAGCATTTAAAGACATAAATTTGTCTTTTTCACCTCATCCTGTCACAAAAGACCTTACTGTATTGCGAAATGAAAACGCAATCAAGAGGTCTGTGAGGAATATTGTGCAAACAATTCCGACGGAGAGGTTTTTTAATTCAATATTAGGTTCTGATGTACGTAATTTACTATTTGATAACTATGTTGACTTTGGTACTGCATCAGCTATTGAAGATCAAATAAAGATCGCAATACAGAACTTTGAACCTAGAGTTGACAATTTACAAGTAAATGTAAATCCTAAACCCGATGAGAATGAATTTGAAGTGAATGTATTATTTGATATTATTGGTCAAGAGTTTCCAGCACAAGACTTTACATTCATATTACAAGCAACAAGATAATGCCTTTCACCAAATTTACTAATTTAGACTTTGATCAGATAAAGCAACAGATTAAAGACTACCTTCGAGCAAATTCAAACTTCACAGACTTTGATTTTGAAGGATCAAACTTCTCTGTATTGATAGACACACTTGCATATAATACATATATTTCAGCATTCAACTCAAACTTAGTTGTTAATGAGTCATTTCTTGATTCAGCAACTCTAAGAGAGAATGTAGTATCACTCGCAAGAAACATTGGGTATGTACCAAGGTCTAAAACAGCAGCCAGAGCGTCTGTAAAGTTTCAAGTATCAACTAATACAAATAGTCCAACAATCACCTTACAACCCGGTTTAGTATGTGTAGGAACTCAAGATGATACTGATTTTGTATTCTCAATATCGGAAAGTATAACCACTACAGTGAATAATGGTCTTGCTCAATTTGGAACTACTCAACAACCAATTAATATATTAGAAGGACAATATTTAACATCCCAATTTACTGTTGATGGGTCATTAGAACAGAGATTTATTCTTGATAATTCAAATATTGATACCTCTTCAATCGTTGTGTATGTTAAAGGTGCTGCAGATCCCGGTTTAGGTAAACAATATAAGATAATAGACAATATTGTTAACGTAACTTCTGTATCAGAAACATATTTAATTCAAGAAATACAAGATGAAAAATATGAATTGCTATTTGGAGATGGTACATTTGGTAAAAAACTAGAAAATGGTGCTGTCATTACAGTTCAATATATTATCACTTCTGGTGCTGCTGGAAATGGGCCTAGAGTATTTACATTTGCTGGTAGTTTTACTGACAAGGATGAAGCAGTATCAGTTCTACCTGCAAGTATTATAGTGCCATCGACAGTCCCAAGTGTAGATACTATTCAGGCTGCCTCTAATGGGGGTGATATAGAATCGTTAGACTCTATTAAGTACTTTGCCCCTAGACTTTATTCAGCACAGTATAGAGCGGTTACAGCAAGGGATTATGAATCAATTATTCAAACAGTATATCCTAATACTGAAAGTGTATCAGTAGTTGGTGGTGAAGAGTTAGATCCACCTCAATTTGGAACAGTTTTTATAACAATCAAACCAAAAAATGGTGAATTTGTATCAGACTTTGATAAAACACAAATTTTACAAAAACTAAAGGGTTATTCATTAACAGGTATCAATCAACAGATAGTTGATTTACAAGTTCTCTATGTCGAAGTTGAGTCATTTATATACTACAATTCTACTGCAGTTTCAAATGTAAATGACTTACAAACAAAAATTACCAATGCTCTTACAACATACTCAAGATCTGGTGATGTAAATCGTTTTGGTGGTAGATTTAAGTATAGTAAGGTGTTGAATGTAATTGATAATATTGATAGAGCAATTTCATCTAATATTACAAGGGTTAAAATTAGGAGAAACTTAAACGCACTGTTAAATCAATTTGCACAATATGAACTTTGTTTCGGTAATCAGTTCAATGTGAAACCCGGTGGTTTAAACATAAAGAGTACAGGATTTAAAATTCAAGGCAATACTAATACCGTTTATATAACTGATACTCCAAATGCAGATATGAAAACTGGTATTATCTCAATCGTGAGAAAGGATGCACAAAGTGGAACAAACGTGGTTGTAGTTAAGTCAGCTGGAACAGTTGATTATGTTCATGGTGAGGTTAATTTAACCACTGTAAATATTACTGAGACTGAAAAGGTAAATAATATCGTTGAAGTACAGGCATTCCCCGAATCTAATGATGTCATAGGTTTACAAGACCTATATCTAGATTTTAACATCCCAAGTAGCACCATAAATATGGTTAAGGATACAATTACATCTGGTGAACAAATCTCTGGTGTCGGATATAAAGTTACATCATCATACTCAAATGGAGAACTAAACAGGTCATAAAATGATAGGAACTGGAATCGAAAAACGTATACAAGTTCAACAAGTTATAGAAAGTCAACTCCCTGAGTATATTCTCTCAGAGAGTCCAAAGACTGTTGACTTTTTAAGGCAATATTATATTTCTCAAGAACACCGTGGTGGTGTTATAGACATAAGTGATAATTTAGATCAATATCTTAAGTTAGATAATCTTACACCAGAGGTTATAGTAGGAGTTACCACATTATCGACTGGTATATCATCTGTAAGTGATACTATTGAAGTTACGTCTACTAAAGGATTTCCTGACCAATATGGACTATTTAAAATTGATGATGAAATTATAAGTTATACTGGATTAACAACTAATACATTTACGGGATGCATCAGAGGATTTAGTGGAATAACATCATACTCAGATCCTAATAATCCCGGTGAATTAGTATTTGCAACTAGTATATCTGATACACATACAACAGGGTCTCCTGTAAACAATCTAAGTGTTCGTTTTTTACAAGAATTTTACAAGAAAGTAAAATCATCCCTAACTCCTGGCCTTGAGGATAGTAAGTTTGTCTCAGATATTGATGTAAGTAATTTTATTAAAGAATCAAAATCATTATATGGTTCAAAGGGAACTGCCGAGTCATTCCGCATACTATTCAACGTATTATATGGTGTCACTCCTAAAATAGTTGATTTAGAGGAGTTGTTAATTAAACCATCAGGTGCTGAATATATTCGCAGGGAAATAATATTAACTGAGGTTATAAGTGGTGATCCAAATAAACTTTTAGGTCAAACAATTACAAAGTCTACTGACGATCAAACAAGTGCTTCAATATCGGAAGTTGAAGTAATTACAAGAAATAGAAAAACATATTATAAGTTGAGTCTATTTGTCGGATACAATGATAGAAGTGGTATTAAAGGGACATTCACAATACCCGGAAAATCAAAAGTCATTGGTAATGTACCTGTTGGATCTTCTGTAATCACTGTAGATTCGACTGTGGGGTTTGGTACTACTGGAACAGTTATATCTGGTATCAATACAATTACATACACTGATAAGACTATTAATCAGTTCCTAAATTGTACAGGCATCACATCAGCCATATCAACAACTGATGATATAAGATCTGATGAGATATATTTTGGATATGAAAATGGAGATTTAACAAAAAAAGTAGAATTAAGAATTACTGGGGTATTATCAAATTTTGAGGTTATTCCTTCACCAACATCAAGTGTTACCACTGATGGTGAAATAATTTCTGTTAAAAATTTAGGTGAAGTTGTACCAAATCCAGAAATAAAAAATACAAAAGAAACATTTTTCAATTCATGGATATACAATACTTCATGTACTTTTCAAATTAATAACTTTGCAGGTATTGGTACTGCAATTTTATCTTCTACACCTGATAAATCAAATTTAAAGGTTGGTGACAAAGTTGATATTATTAGAAGAGGTGGAGATCAACAAGTTGAGGTATCAGATGCCATTGTCACTGACATTACACAAAGTAATGGTGTTAAATTAAATCTTGGTGGACAGTCATTTACAATTCTACCAAATATTGATTATGATCTTCGTAGGAAGTTGGATAGAGTATTCAGTTCAACATCTGATATACAATATGGAAATAACGTAATTACAGCAAACGTTCAAAATGTATATAACAAAGATGATGAAGAATATTATGTGGCTTCAACTTCATTACCATCACATGACATACAGGAAACTGTGTTTAAGAGCACTATTCCAAGTTCTGCTGGTAATAATGTTCAAGGATTTAGTAATTTATCGCAAAAATATTCAATTATATCATTTCCCCAAAATACAAGATTTATAACTGGTGACGCAGTTTTTTACAAACCCAGTAATTCAAATCTACCTCTTGGTGGTTTGGAGGAAGGCATTTATTATATTGAAAAACTAGTACCAAATAATCAAATAAAAATATATCCATCAAGATCGTTTATACCAATATCAGATAATTTAGAATTTACAAATGGTGAAATTGTCGTAGGAGTAGCGACCACTGCTGTAGTTGGTGTTAATACAATAAAGGTTGATAATACGAATAATATACAAGTTGGAGATACTATTTCAGGAATTAACGTACCAAATTCTGGAATAACAACGATATCTTCAATTGATACAACAGAAAATCTATTAACTGTCGTTGGATTGACAACTGCTGCTATCCCATCTGGCACAAGAATATCAGTCACCACTGAGCATAGTTTTGTATTGTTGAGACACAAGAATGAGGAAATAGGTGTTCAAAAAATACTCAAAAAATTCCCTGCTGTTGCAAATATAAAATCTGGTAGTGCAAGTTTAACAGAACCCGGTGCAACTGGTATATTAGTTAATGGTGTTGAGATAACAAACTACAAATCAGAAGATAAAATTTACTATGGGCCTTTGACAGATGTTAAAGTTTTGAATGGTGGTTCAAATTTTGATGTTATTAGTTTACCATCCATAACAATTCCTCAAGCAGGATCAGGAACCACAGCACTATTACAACCCGTAGTTAAGGGAGATCTTAAAGAGGTAATAGTTGATCAACAAAGTTTTGATATTGAAGATGTTCTTTCAGTCACGATATCTGGTGGTAACGGCACAGGAGCGGTTTTAAAACCAATTGTTCGCAGAAGATTTAGAGAAATGAAGTTTGATGGGAGAACTACTGCGGTAAGGGGTGGCATAGATGTTTTACATGACCAACTTATTTTTAGTGAACCTCATAATTTATTGAATGGTGAACCTTTGGTATATGATAACAATGAAAATCCATCACTAGGTGTTGGTATTTTTAGTGGATCTAATACTGATCAAAATAAAACTTTATCAAATGGATCAGTTTACTATCCTCAAGTTATTGGTATTTCTTCTATCAGGCTATATGAAAATGTTAACGATTTTAATTCAGGGATCAATACTGTTGGATTTACCACAATTAATGCTCAAGGAACTCACATATTCAAAACATTAGAAAAGAAGAAATTCTTACGTTCAGTTGTTATTGAAAATTCTGGCACAAATTATACAAATAGAAAATTAATCGTAAAACCCTCTGGAATATCAACCATAGAAAATACCATTAATTTCCCAAATCATGGGTTTGTAAATGGTGAGGTAATTACTTACAATTTTGCTGCTGGTGGAACTGCAATTTCAGGATTAAGTTCATCGACTCGTTATAAGATAATAAAATTGGATGATGACTCATTCAGATTAGCAAATGCTGGAGCAGCTGGAACTGATACTTCAGATTATGATAGGTTAGATTATGTAAAATTAACATCAACTGGTGCAGGGTTGCAAGAATTTGCATTTCCTGAGATATCATTAAGTGTGAATGCAATCTATTCACCCACTACATTTACTCGAACAGGTAATCTTGTTATTACACCTGTGGTTCGTGGATCTATAATTGATAATTATCTTTATGAATCAGGATCCAATTATGGATCCGATATCTTAAATTTTGAGAAAAAACCCGGTGTTATAACAAAAACAGGTAAAGTTGCAGAGTTAAAAGTTATTGCATCTAAAGGTAGAATATCATTCGTAGACGTTAGATATGGTGGTAAAGAGTATTTTTCACCCCCAGATTTGGAATTGGTTGGTGTGGGTACTGGAGTTGGTGCAAAACTTAGACCAGTAATATCAGATGGAAGAATTACTGATGTTAAAATTATAAATGCAGGAATAGGATATAGTGATTCACCCTCTGTAAATGTGATACCTGCAGGTTCTGGACAAATTTTTGACCCATCAGTAAGATCACTAACCGTAAACAACTTAGAGAGATTTGATGATGAAATACTACTTAGGGAATCTGAAACAAATCTCCAATATGCAGTTGTTGGATATAATACATCACTATACACCAATCAATTCAAAGATCCTGATCCAATAACAGGTCATTCTCCAATAATTGGTTGGGCATATGATGGAAATCCGATTTATGGGCCATATGGATATAGAGATGCTCATGATTCAAACTCTACTATTCAAATATTAAAGACTGGATATGATTTAAATGTAAGTAATGTTGAAAATCGCCCTACAAACTTTGCGAATGGATTTTTTGTAGATGATTATCAATTTAATGATTCAGGTGCTTTAGATAAAAGTAATGGTAGATTTTGTAAAACACCAGATTATCCTGATGGAGTTTATGCTTACTTTGTAGGTGTTACCACAGGTGCTCAAGGTGACTTAGTTCCAAAATTCCCATATTTTATTGGAGATACTTACAGATCTAAACCAGATGCCGATAATTTTTCAATCACCCAGACAAATTTTGATTTAAATGAAAATAATTTAGCACGTAATACACTACCATATGCAGTTGCAGACCCAACTGCAGGTAACGATTTCTTCATAGAATCAAATGAAATACTTGAACAGAACTCTGTAGTTGAATCAGTAACTAAGGGTAATGTTGAAGGATTCCAAATAGTTGAATCAGGAAGTAATTATAAAGTAAATGATAA